ACTGCTTGTAGTACTTCATGCCGGGAACGGACATGCTCGACTGGTTGCCGCCGCCGATGCCACCAGCTCCCGTGCCGTAGCCCTTCGCCATCTGGTTGGAGGCGACGAGCTGCGCCGGGGCACCTGCCGTGCCGGTGCTCTGCGCTCCGAAGGAGGCGTTGCCGCTGCCCGGGGAGGCGAACTGCGGCATCGCCTGCGAGACCGCCCCGACGATGTCACCCTGGCTGCGCGAGCTGGTGACGAACAGACCCAGGCGCTGCGGCTTCGGCTGCTGGGTGGTCGCAGGCTGGCTGGTCGAAGGAGGGGTGTCCTTGATCGGGGTAGCAGCGCCGATGAGCGGAGCCGGGTTGATCGCGGTACCGTTCAGGCGCACCTCGAAGTGACAGTGCGGACCGGTCGAGGCACCGGTCGAGCCGACGTGTCCGATCAGGTCGCCCTGCTTCACGACCTGCCCCACCGAGACGGTGGGACCGCCCGAGGGCTGGTGGGCGTAGATCGACTGGTACCCGCCCGCGTGGTCGATCATGACACGGTTACCGAAGGAGCCGTCCCAGCCGACCGCGGAGACCTTGCCGTCCGCGCCTGCGTGGATCGGGGTCCCCATCGGAGCCGCGATGTCGATTCCCTTGTGGTAGGTGGAGCCGATGCCGCCCGTGCTCGACGCGGAGCGCGGACCGAAGCCGTCCGTGATCTTTCCGTTGACCGGCAGGATGAAGGAGATGGTGCCGCTGCCGCCGCCCGTGCTGGCGGTGCCGACCGTGGAGCCGCTCGACCCCTTGCCGCCATTGCTCAGCGGGGACTTCGCGCCGTTTGCAGCCCCGCCCCAGATGTAGGACAGGTCCTTGATGAGGTTGCCCCACGCCTGGTCGCTCTTCTTGCTGCCCACACCGGAGGTCATCCAGGTTCCGAAGTTCTTCCAGCCCTCGCCCTCGACGCGCGAGTACTCCTGCCCAGACTGGGTCGCCTTGTCGGACATGGCGTCCGTAGCCCAGGTCTTCGGGTTCCCCTTCTTGGTGAGCGGGAGGTTTCCCGGGTTGCTCTTGTCGCTCAGCGGGACGTTGCTCAGGGTGGACCCGAGGGTGGGTCCGAGAAGCTTGCTGAGGGAGCCTGCCGCCAGGGACCCGCCCCGAGCGGCTGCCGCGTCTTCTGCCGCAGTGGCTCCGCCCGACTTGGAGGCAGCCGAGGCGGCGTCCTCCGCGGCGGTGCCGCCCTTTGCAGCAGCCTTGCCCGCGGTCTTGCTCGCGTTCTTTCCGAAGAGCTTGCTCAGCAGAGACTGTGCACCCTTTCCACCGATGAGACCCGCACCCACTCCGAGCACGGTGCCCAGGATGTCGCCCCCGGTCTTCATCGCCCCGCCCGTACCCTTGTTCCCGGCGAGGATGTCCATCTCCGCCTTGAACTTCTTCGCCCAGTCCGGCACGCCTTCGAGCGCCTTGTTCATGGCGACGATGAGCGGAGTAGCCGCCTTGATGCCGTCGAGGTACGGCTTCTGGTAGCTGTCGTAGAGCGACGCCTGGGAGGCGTTCTGCGTGTACTGGGAGGTGAGCGGGTTCTCGTTGCCCTGCTTCTTCTGGTCCGCTAGGAGCTGGTCGAGGGTCTTGTTGCCAGCCATGTCGGTCGGCTTGCCGGTCACCTTCGAGAGCAGGTGCTGGCGGTACAGCTCCTGCTGGTCAGAGGAGAGTCCCATGTTGCCGAGAGCCTGCTGGAGACCACCCTTCAGCCAGTTGTTGTTCACGTCCTGCTCGGAGTACTTGACCCCAGGCTGGAAGATGCGCGAGTCGATCTGACCGAAAATCTGGTCGGCGGAGAGCGAGTTGCCCTTCGCGTCGGACGTGGAGATGCCGAGCGTCCGCATGAGGTTGGCGGAGGTCGTCCCGCTGTTCAGGTTCGTGTACGCCTGGGCAGCCGCCATCGGGTCCATGTTCAGGTACTGCGCCGCACCTGCCGTCTCCCGAGACACCGAGTTCCAGGACGCCGAGCCGAAGTTGATGCCCATCGACGCCATGTAGTCAGAGATGGTGCCGTCCATACCGGTGCGGTACAGCCCGTTGCTCTTGGCGCTCGCCTGAATCTGCGAGGACGACGCCGAGCCGTAGAGACCGGCGTGGTAGTACGACGCGCTGCGGTTCATGACCGTGTTCACGTCGGGCATCATGTTCATCGCGTCGCCCGCGACGTTGGCGAGTCCGCCGACCGCGGTGGCGACCGCTCCGGCGATGCCTGCCGCCTTGCCGCCGAACAGGGTGCCCGACCAGCCACCCATCGAGTTGGTGGCGCTCTGGCTGCTCTTCTCCGAGCCAGCGCCGAACTTGGTCTCGTCCTTCATCCCCTCCGCGCCGGACATGCCGCCCGAAGGAGCCGAGATGTTCGCGAGACCGAGCGACTGGGTGCCCGAGCCGCGCTTGGTCGCACCGATGGCGGAGGCTGCCGTCCCACCAGCAGACCCCGCGCCGACTACCTTGCTGACGGCGTCTCCGGCGTCGCCCGCCTTGGAGGTGATCTGGTCAACCTGGTCGAGAATGGTCCCAAGGAGTCCGCTGATCGAGGTCAGGTCAGCCTTGATGCCCTTGGAACCTGGCATTCTCTCTCCTACGACTTGGAGGTCGGTACGACCTTGGCTACTTCGAGCCAGTTCTTACGTTCTCTAGGACTCATGTCCTTGATGTCGCTCAACCCCCACCCCCGGAAGGAGACGGCGATTGTGCTCCACTCGTACATCAGCTCCGTGTAGTGGATCAGGCTAGAAGCGAAAGATCGCTCCGAGCGTGACGGGGACCACCACCTGCTGACCGCAGTCGGGGCAGGTGACGGTCTGATCCGTGAGGTCAGGTCCCGGGTTCCGCTCCGTCAGCTCCTTCAGCAGGACGCGACGGTCGGCGACCGAGATGTTCTTGACTTGATCCGGGGAGTACACCGGCTGCCCGTTGATCGAGGTCACGCAGTGCTCCAGGAGGACCGATGACATCTCGGCGACCGAGAGGGTATCCGCGTTCTCGTTGAACTTCTTCTGCGCGCTGCCGTTGGGCAGGTGCACCGTGTAGACCGCCTTGCGCCCCTTCACCTCAAAGGAGCGGTCTCCGACCGGGTCCGCGAGAATCTTGCGCGGGATGTCCGCGTTCAGGTCCACGTGGATGTCCTTGGTCTCGCCGCAGCCCGCGCACCACCCGTACAGCTCGGCAGGGTTCCCGAAGGTCGCCTTGTAGATGCCGAGCATGAGTTCGTCGCGATCCCCGGCGAGAAGCTGGTCGAGGATGTCCTCCGTCACCCGCTCGCCTCCGATGGAGACGACGCCGCGGCGAAGGATGGTGTTGAGCTGGCGACCGATGGTCGCCTCGCGAGCGAGGGCTTCCTCGTCGCGTCCGGTTAGCTCGCGCACCTCTGCGTCCGTCACGACCTCCCCACTGAGCACCTTCAGGTACCCAGTGGGGAGAATGACGTGGGTGTCAGACGGGGAGACGACCGGAACCGACTGCTCCTCCTCCGGAGTGGCGAGAGCCTGTTCGATCAGCTTGTTGGCGAGAGGGGCGTTCGCTGCGGCGCTCAGCGTCTGCGTGTCGGTCATGAAGTGCTCCTAGTGATCCGAAGGAAGAGAATCCGGCTGGTGGCTACGTCTTAGAAGGACGCAGCCGACTGGGTGAGCGAGTACGCCCAGTTGAGGTCGAAGCCCTCGTGGACGAGGGTCATCTGCTCGACGTAGATCGAGTTGTCTCCAGCGTTCAGGTCAGAGTACGCGATGGACGTGATCCAGGCGTTGTAAACGTTGAAGCGCATGGCGATGTGGTCGTTGGACGAGCTGGAGGCGGTGTCGGTGCCCTGACCGAAAGCTCCCGTGCCACCCGAACCGGCGATGGGGTGCGAGAGCACCTGAATCTCCAGATCGGCACGGAAGTTGTTCGTGATGTCCAGGGCGCTGACGGAGTTGCCCTCCACGGTGCGGAAGACCTGCTTCATCCAGTTCCAGTTGGCGTCGGTCCCGAGCGTCACACCACGCTGGAGCGTGATGGGTGCGAAGGAGGTCTGCCCCGGAATCTGGTGGACGGTGGTGTTGTAGCCGCCCTCGCGGTACGGGATCGAGTCGGTCGTGACCGACAGACCCGAGACCGACGTGAAGCCCATGGTCGCGCCAGCGCCGTAGGAGAAGTTCCCGTTGGCGATCTGGTGCGGCTTGAACTTCACGAGGAAGCGGAAGTTCCGCAGCGGGTCGGTGACCAGCGTGGAGCGGTTGTTGATGACTGTGGGCATTACTGATGTCTCCTCTGTTAGCTCACGCTGGTCTGGGTGAGGTTGATCTGGATGAACTCGGCGGGGTACTCCAGCGCCACACCGATTTCGATGTTCACGTCACCCTGGGCGATGGTGTCCGGGGTGTTGTTGGACGAGTCGCAGATGATGTAGTACGCATCCGACGCCTTCTCACCGCGGAGACCGCCCTGGTTGCGGAAGTCGTTCAGGAACACGCTGATCGTGGTCCTGAGACGGCTCCACAGCGCCTCGTCGTTCGTCTCGAAGATCGCGAACTGGGTGATCGCTTCGAGCTGCTTCTTGACGTAGATGAGGGAGCGGCGGGTGCTGACGTAGCGGTTCGCGGTGCCGTCCTGGAGGAGGGTCCGCGCGCCCATGACGACGGTGTTCGCCCCCGGGATGTTTCGGATGGCGTTGACCGGCGTCACCGAGGAGTTCAGCGAGTCGAGGTCGTCGGAGGTCAGCTTGCGCTCGGTGTTCGCCGCGGTCGTGATCTGACCGACGCGGAGACCAGCCGGGGGCTTGAACGGACCCGCCTGCTTGTCGGCGGCGATGTACAGACCCGCGACCGAACCAGCCGGACCGATCTGACGGAGGCTGTTCTGCGAGCGACCCACCGGGTCCACGATGAACAGGTTCGGGTAGTACACCGCGGCGTTCGCCACCGAGCCGAGGGTCGAGGCGTAGGTGATCGCGCCAGCCGGAGCCATGCCCGCGGGGGTGTCGATCACGGCGAAGCCGTCGTTGGTCGAAGCCCACGAGGCGAGCGCGGTCTGCACCTGGGTGCCCGAGGTGCCGAGAGCGTTCGGGTGCAGGATTTCCGGCAGGAAGAGCACCAGCGGAGCGTCCACGACCTTGAACTCATCGAACACCGAGGTGTAGTCGGTGGCGACGACGGCAGCGCCGTCGAGACCGGTTCCGACGAGCGGCGTGGTGACCGGGGCAGCCGGGACCAGCGGAGCCTGGAGGGCGGCGTTCGCAGCCGTGTCGAAGCTCACGTAGAGCGACTGGTTGTTCACGACGTTGTCGATGAAGTCGCTCGAAGAAGCGTCATCGAAGCGCACGTTGAGGTACTGCTCCAGGACCACGTCGTCGGTGTTCACCGTGGGCGTGTTGTTCGTGCCCTCGCGCGAGACGACCACCGTGAAGTACGCGACCGAGTTGACAGTGCGGCTGGAGGTGACGGTGACGCGCAGGTTGGTGCCATCCTGACCCAGCTCCTTGGCGGTGACCGTGGAGACCGTGGCAGCCGAGGCGTCCTTGATCTGGGCGGTCGCAGCGGCGGCGTCGCTGTGCAGCACGCGCCGGACCCAGAGACCATCGCCGCCGTTCTTGAAGTACTCGCCGACGCCGAGGGTGGCGGGGTACGCGACGTTGTAGCCGCCGTAGAGCTTGACGAAGTCGTACCAGCTCCGAACGAAGGTCACCGTGCTCGGACCCTGCGCGAACTCGCCGATGGCAGCGCCGACAGCGGTCGCGGAGTTCCCCGAGGGGATCGGCGCGGGGAGGAGGCGCTCACTGATGTAAACACCGGGGCGTCCAGTGGACATTGTTTCTCCTTAGAGGTTGGATGCTTCTGCGGGGGTCCGAGTGGTTTACGTGATCGTGAGCGGTTTCGGGTAGATGATGTCGGTGTCACCGGTCCGCTGATGAATCGTCATCTCCAGGATGTCGGTGATCTTGACTCGCTGCGCCTTGAACAGCTCATCGATAGTGGTTTGTGCCACTTCCGATGAGATGCGCACGGTGACAGCGTTCACGAAGAGACGCTTGTCGTCCTCGGTGAAGTCGCGCTTGGCGATGTCGAGCACGTCGAGTCGCCGGTAGTTGACGGCAGCTTCTCCGTCAGCCGTGGTGTATGGAATTT